CGCCATGAATCGTTGGAAGGGCGCTGGTGCTTTATTGGCCCTCATAGGGGTCGTATTTGGATTCTTAGTAGACTTAGTATTCAAAGCATTGGGGCGATAACATGGATCTTCTTAAAACATTTGGTCCATTAATAGGATCAGTGGCTCCTACAATAGCAACAGCATTGGGGGGTCCGATTGCTGGCATGGCAGTCAAAGCAATTTCGGGCGCGTTATTTGGGCATGATGGGGCCAGTGCAGAGGACATTCAGACGGCGTTAGCAAACCCAACCGCAGATCAATTAGCAGCATTAAAAAAAGTTGAGCATGATTTCAAAGTTCAGATGAAGTCTTTAGATATTGATTTGGAGAGGATCGCAGCGGGAGACCGTGATTCGGCTCGGTCAATGCAAAAAGAAATTAAAGATTGGATACCTCGGGCGTTAGCGGTTTCTGTTACATTCGGATTTTTTGCAATCCTTATTTATATGCTTGTTTACGGACTGCCCACAACAGGTAACGAGGCGCTTTTATTGCTTCTTGGCGCGTTACAAACAGCATGGTGCGGTATTATCGCTTTTTATTTTGGCTCATCCTCTGGTTCACAAAAAAAAGACATGATGATTTATCATTCAAAACCATTGGAATAAATTGTGAAAAATAATTTTGAACAATCCTTAATTTATCTGCTCAAACATGAGGGTGGATATGTTCATCATTCGCGTGATCCCGGGGGTCGTACTAACCGTGGCGTCACACAACGTGCATGGGAGGAGTATATTGGTCGCAAAGTTGATGAACAGGAAATGCGTAATTTGACTGTTGATGAAATTACACCATTCTACAAGACACGTTACTGGAACCTCGTCCGAGGGGATGAACTCCCCTTTGGGGTAGATTACTGTGTTTTCGATGTAGCGGTCAATTCAGGCGTAAACCGCGCTATCCGGTTCTTGCAGCTTGCATCTGGTGTTGTAGCTGACGGTATGATCGGACCCGGTACAATGAACAAAATTGCCAAGGCTGATCCTAAAGAACTTATTAAGAAAATTTGTAATGAACGACGTGAATTTCTTTATCGGCTAGAGACATTCGATACATTCGGCAAGGGCTGGATGCGTCGAGTGACAGATGTCGAGCGCACAGCATTGGAAATGGCAGATGTCCCCGCCTAGGCTTGCTAAAGAGATAGTTACAGAAGCGGTTAGAGTTTTCTTCAAACTGAACCAGAATTATGCTGCCGGAGCGCGTGAATTAAAGATTGCTCGGTCAACTTTTCAAGCCAGAGTTGAATTAGCTAAGAGTTACTATCCAGAATTATTTATTGAGTTCAATAATGCGTTGCAACATGATTGGACTTATCCTCAATGCCATCATATCGAACTCCAGAACTGCCAGATATTGATTGGTTCAGATGCACATATCTGGCCGAATAATGAAACGATTATGATGAAAGCATTTGCTATAGCCAGCAAACAAATTAAACCGCAGATTATTGTCCTGAACGGTGACATCCTTGATGGCGCAAAGGTGAGTCGGCATGGTAGTTTACTTGGGCAGAACGCTCCGAAAATAACTCAGGAAATTGAAGCGGCTCAGGCATGGATAGACACACTCTATCGTGCCAAGCATCGTATATGGACGATGGGCAATCATGATCAACGTGTCGATAATTATCTGGCCAACAACGCCCCAGAGTTGGATGATTATGCTGGGCGGCTTTCTGATCGGTTTAGCAATTGGACTTTCTGCTGGGCGACTCATATCAACACGGTGGAGATACGCCATCGCTTTAGAAGCGGGATTCATGCTGGCTGGAACAGCGCTCTTCACTCTGGGATTTCGGTAGTCACCGGCCATACCCACCAGTTACAGATCACGGCAGTCAGAAACCGTAACGGCTCCCATTGGGGTGTCGAGTGCGGTATGCTTGGCGATCCTATGCACAAGGCGTTTGAGTATGCAGAGGGCGCACCAAGCAGGGCGCAATCGGGCTTTGTGCTTGTCACATTCCGAGACGGTATAATGATGCCGCCAGAACTGTGCGAATTAGTCGATGGTCGTCCGGTATTTCGTGGCAATTACCTGATTTAATAATACTCTGACGACTCGATCTCGTCATAGATTTCTTGGTCTATGCGATCTAATTGCTTTTCTTCTAGCGTCTTGATCATGGCATCAACAAGTGCCGGGTATGGTGCAACCTCGTTGCCATCTGTATTGTAAAGCACAACCTTATAGATGGTCGTAATCTTGCTATCATCGACTTGCCAGAAACCATCCTGTGTCTCTGCCTTGTATTCTACTTCGACGCTACCTTCACCAAAGTAGAACTGAGTGTCGTGAGTAAACTCAATATCGAAATCGTATGTGATTGAACCGGATGCTTGTTTCTCAAGATTATACATTGTTCATGCCTTTATAATTGTGGTTTTACAGATTACCTTGTAACCGTGTCTTATGACCGCATCTGTCAGAGCCTTGCGCGTAATACCTAGTTCTGTAGCTGCCAATCTCAATGACAGCCCCCTCACATTGACAAGACGTATTGCCATGTCAAGCCTCTTTTGTGTCCACGGTTCAGCCATGACGATACCATACCTCTAAATCTTCTGCCGAATCGAGATGATCAAGCACACACCATCGAGTGCATGACCACTTTGCCAGTTTGATAGATACCAAAAAGATATAATACTTGATCACTTCTGCCTCATCAGTTTCTTAGTGAATGACAACAGCAACTCATGGTGAGTGCCGCCATGCCAATGCTTCTGCATATACTTCTTATTAAACCACTTCTGTTGCGCCTCTGGGTGACAACCGATAAGCCCAACCCGCCCCTGTATGATTGCCATTGGATCACCATTTGAATACCGAGAGATGATCTGACAGCGGCCTTCTCCCGTAAATGTGCATCCGTCATAGAAGAACATCTTTGTTTTCTTGCCGAGCCATTCTACGTTGGCTATCGTGCTGAATGATCTCTTTACGTCTGCGCCTTCACGCTTGATGTATTGAACGGGACTGAGACCGTTAAGCAAGTCAAAGTAATCTGGCCCACTCCAGTAAGCGCCCATACAGATTCCGAGGTATTTCCCCCCTCGACGGATGAAATCTTCAATTTCGTTTCCGTCCCGACGCTTAAAGAAATCGTAATATCTTGCGGCATCTCCGATCCCACCGGGAAATGCCACGATGTCTGAGTCTGTAAGTGCTTCTGCATATTCTGTCTCATCAAATGTGATTATGGAAAACTCACCAGACAAAGCCTCGACCATGCCATCAACACAGTCTTGGCTTGCTTCTGGATCATGCCGAAAGATTGCGATCCTACTCTTCATTGTCTCGCATAATCTTTAGTTCATTAGATAATTTGGTTATCACGCCATTTAACCTGATGATCTTGTCCTTCAACCAATCGTTCTCGGCTTTATCAATCGCCGCATGGATCAACCTGTCACGCAAATCCATTGAATGATTTAAGGCGTTATCCCGTTCTTTCTGTACCGTAGCCAGTTCCTTGCGGAGTTCTATGATGTGATCAATGGTTTCCTGATCGGCGTATCTAGCCATTGCCATTTCACGCTTACTTTCGAAGCCTACCATTTTGCCACATCCATATTAGAAAGGCCGTAAAGCCAGTGAACATATAGATTGCGAAAACTGCCCCAGCCGTATGATCCTCAACTGGCATCGGCTATGCTCTGCTTAGTTTCAGCAAGGTTTAACTTCCGAACATTGTCAGGTTCTTCATCTGCAAACTGCGCGGCAAAGGTTGTGTAATTAACTAGATCAACCCAGCTATCCGGCTTAGATTTGTTATGGCCGATCCTAGACATCTTCACTGCCATCATAACCACCGCGATGTCATAAGAACTGATCGTCTTACCAGAGATAGCCGAGGCAATCGTTGAAGCCCTGACAAATGACGCGCTGATGTCGCCATATTCATTGCTGCGCTGATTAACAATCGACTGCGCTGATTTTAGTATGTCAGTATGGTGCATCGATGTTTTTCCTTGGTTTGCGTGGAATAATTGTGCCATCTAATTTTCTCTTTAGTTTGCTTGATTTGCCGAACGGCAACGGATTTCTGGACTGTTTACCACGTAGGTGAAAAGCGTTTTGTCTTTTGGCTTTAGAAAGCCGCCTAATATCCTCTTTTGTTTTCCCGCGATGGCAGGAGATGTGAGCCAAAGCGAGGTTATCGCCACCATCTTCTCCGCCGAGCGAGATCGGTATGATATGCTCGACTTCCCAACGTTCGTTGCCCAAGATTTTACCTTGGCAAATATGACACTGGCCGTTGTGTTTGATGAATAATTCTGCACGATACTTCCTACTCTTTGTCTTTCTTACAGGCGCATTTCGGCTCTGGTCGTCGCCTCTGATGATTGTCTTTCCGAGAACCTCATCCGTATCCATTCGCATTTAACCTTTAGAAGATTAGCTTCCTTACGCGCCATGACCATCTTCTCGATATATTCATGCCACTCAGGGTTGGCTTTAACTTCCATCTCTCTCTGGTTCACTGGCCTGTCAGCGCCCAGCTTAAGAACACGTTGAGCAAACCAGTGAGACTTTGTTTCTTCCATGAGGCTGGCAACAGAGTCCTGATTAACCCACTCTTTCGCTGCCAGCCTATATTCTTCCGAGAGATTGCTCATTGAGTAAATTCCAGATCATTCCACGCTACAGTATATATCTCATTGAGAGAGTCGCGCCATGCTTGTGGCCAAGTCTCGGCTTCCCGTCTTAAATCAGATTTAATTTCCAGTAATTGCTTGCGGTTCTTTGCACCACGGATCATTGCCTCAACTTCCGGCCACCGATTAGGGTTCTCTTTCTTAAGAGCATAAGACGACTTCGGCTTCTCATCGCCACCCTTAAACTCAACTGATTGATCAAGATCAGGATCATCCCCGGTCTCAAGCCCAAGTGTCTTAAGCAAAGCATACTTGACGGCATAACTCATTGACTTGCCCGGGCCTTTGTCCTGATCGTCGATCCCATAGCCAAATGTTTGCACATCAAAATAATCATTTGGCTCGTCGATGTTCACGAATCGGATAGTCATGTGGGCCTCGGTTCTGTTCCCGGTTTGGGAAGCTGACGTATGCACCGGATAATATACGATACCAGCCTCAAGCAATGCTGGCCGAACCTTAGCCGTCACCGCATCATGGCTGACAATAGAGTAGCGCATACCAGCCTTCTTCTCTTTCTGGATATACGTTACCGCTTCCATAGCTTTTGCTAGGCGTTGATGGATATTCATTGTGTAATGTCTCCGTTTTCTTCATCGTCATTTTGATCTTCGTCAGGCTCATCAGCGAACACTTCGTCGATGGCAACCTGAACATCCTCGGCAGCGAGTATCAAATCCTCGATTGTTACCCGTAAATCCTCATCCGATGGTGGGTATTCTCTGGACAACATTGCAAAGAACGTATCCAGTTCACTAAGTAATTCATTCGATAAATGGGCTAATTCATTCAGTGTCATGGTTCCCCCTTGACAGATTGTGCAGTCATCGTTACGAATCACGATGTAGCCAAACGCTACATACACAATCGGAGAATGTCAAATGTCTTTTATGAATGCACTTAACAATGTAATGGCGATACAAGAACGCCATCTCTATCGTGAGAAGAGCCGCGATACGTCTATTGAAGCGGCAAGATCAGTAATGCCATCTATGTCAGAAACGCATGAGAAGGTTCTTAGCTATGCGTTTTATTGCGGGTATGGTGGGTTCACCGACATCGAAATGGCTAATCATTTCAACTGTCTTACCAGCCATTATCGCAGCCGGAGAGCCCAGCTTACTGAGGCCGGATATATTGTAGCTACAGAAATTCGTCGCCGCCATCCTGAGCGTGGCAACAATCGGGATCACATCGTCTGGAAACACAAGGATTTCTTTAATGACTAAGCAGTTAAAGGCCGAAGTCGAAAGACTCTGGAAGCACGTTCAGGAATTGAAAGACAAGTTAATGGCTGAAAGACATGCTGAAGGAGAAAGAGTGATGGGTTACGAAATTAAAAAGAACATACCGATTGCTGACAGAACTAAAGAAACGCCTAAATATCCATTTTCAAAAATGGAAATTGGTGATTGCTTTGATGTTCCACTCAAAGAAATAAAGCCATACAAGCTGAGGCAAATTGTTTATGCTTACGCATATCGTATGAAAATAAAATTATTAACGCGAACATTACCAGATGAGAATGTAGTTCGAATTTGGAGAATCTTGTGACCGTTCGTGAACTTATCAAATGTATCGGCAGCCAAGCTAAAATCGCGAAACGACTCGGCGTTACGGAAACCTTGCCGTCCCATTGGATCAGGCGTGGCTATATTCCTATCCGTTATTGGGGTCCACTACTGGCTATGGCTGACGAGCAAGGCTTAGACATCACCCTTGAGACAATCTATCAATCATGTATTGACGGAATGCGCGAAGGTGGTAGCATCTGACAACATCCATTGGAATGGTTCCTCCCAGACTAGGGCCGAGGTTAGCGATAGCTTCGGCCCACTTTTCCAGAGGTCACTATGGGACCGATTATTTTAGCCGGATCGCTCGTTATTTTAGGGCCGCATTTCTGCATGGATCGGGCCTTGATCGACATAAACCTCCGAGAGACGTATCAGGAGACGCCACAAGAACCGATTAGGATCGATGACAAGATAGTAATGCAATTCTACCGTGGTCCTCATTCATGGTCGCTGCTTTTGATTGAGCCAGATGGGCGGACTTGTATAGTCAATGCTGGCACAGGTTGGGACTTGAAAAAGTCTTGATTGAATTAACAGTAGAGTTTCCACCGTCGGTCAACCGATTATGGAGAGCCGTGCCCGGTCGCGGTGTAATCAAATCAAAAATATATAGGGAGTATATGGAAAAAAATCTGTGGATAATTCGGCAACAATCCACAGGAAAAATCATAGGCAAATACATCATATCGTTTGAGGCATCTCGTCCTGACAAAAGGAAAAGAGATTTAGACAATTTAATCAAACCTCTCAGTGACTTACTCGTTCAGGCGGGGGTCGTTGAGGATGACAGTTTATGTGAAGAATTATCAGCAAAATGGGTGAACAATGGAAGCGGTATACGAATACTCATACGAGAAGCACAAAGCCCTACGGGAGAAGTTCTTTCCATCTCGGCCAATCGTGCCGATCAAACCAATAGAAAAGCAGCCTGAATATAGAAGGCCAAAAGAGCCAATAGTCAGAGATATAATTAAACTAGCACCTGAAGAGCCACCGGAAGAAATTGCTCTCCGCGCTATGCTTGATCAGGTCTGGACTCAAATCTATGGCGAGGATGAGTTCCTTCGGAAGACGGCCTTCTTGATGAAGGGGTTTGTTGGTCGGCAGTCGGCTCGGTATGTGATTGCCAAGGTTCTGGTTAAGCATGGCATGACTTTCATAGACATGGCCGGACAAGCCAAAAGTCAGAAGTTCGTCGATTGTAGGTTCGAGATTTACTATCGGCTGAGACGGGAGCTTGGTTTAAGTCTTACGCAAGTAGGCCGTATGCTGAATAAGGACCATACTTCTGTTCTTCATGGCTACCGCAGGATGGAGGAGAAGATTGCTAACGGATATAAACTAGATTAAAAAAAAACGAGGCGGCCATCGAATCCGAGCGACAACCGCCTCTAAACCTACGGATTGAGCGTAGGCATGATCAGCACTTAATAGCTTACTCATGCTTACCTTACAAGGAGAGCGTGAGATGTCGTTTCAAGCGATGGCTTGGGCCGTTAAGCAAAAGCTGCCAACGAGGGACAAATTTGTCCTACTGATGTTAGCAAATTATGCAAACGAAATCGGTAAATGTTGGCCTAGTTTCAATCGGTTAGCCGATGATACTGGTTTGTGTAGGAGGTCGATTATTCTGTCATTACAGGCCCTGTCTTCCGGTGGAATAATTGATGTGGAAGAGCGCAAATTAGACGGGCAAAACATCACAAACATTTACACTGTCCGCCATGGTTCACCTGATACCATACAGTCTCATGATGTATCATCTAGTAGTGCAGTGGTTGCACCACCAGTGCAAGGGTTACACCACGGGGTAGTGCAGCAGATGCACCGGGGTAGTGCAGTGGTTGCACCCAAACCTATTAGAGAACCTATCAAAAGAAATAATATATATTCATCATTTGAACAGTTTTGGCTTGGCTATCCGAGGAAGGTAGGTAAGGGAGCAGCCGAGAAAGCGTGGATCAAAGCGGTACAGGGCACGGAAGCAAGCGTAATCATAGCCTCGCTCGGTAGCCACAAGTTCTCAGAGGATGTGAACTTCATTCCTCATCCGGCGACTTGGTTGAGTCAGCGCAGGTGGGAAGATGTGGCCCCGCAGGGTGGTGGTTCCGCCGCCCCGAGACCTGACACCATGGGGATACTCGCGCCGGAAGCTAGTTTTCCGTCCGATGGCTCGATTGAATACACGCCATGGGCATCTCGTATCCGGGCGCACAATACAGGCCACGATCCCGATTGGATTGCAAACGGGTTCAGAAATTTTTGCCGCTCGAAAAATATAGACTTCAATTCCCCGCATATCGTCAAAGCATTAGAC